TACAGATGTCGATGACAACACTCTCAACGTAGGTTTCGGCGTTCATGGATTGCTCCGTTGCTGACCCCCGTATTATAAGGCATCATCGCCGGGGCGTCAAGGATTTTCTAGTGCAGCGATGCGTGCTTCTAGATTTGAGATCCTGTCTTGTTGACGCTTGATCAAATTGATCAAGTGGGGAACAAAGCGTTCGTACTGTACGCTCTCAGCGACAGGTTCCTCCAACTTTGTTAACGTTACATTGCGGTTTTCATCGTATCCAACCTCGTGAGTCTTCCAGTGAACAAGACGAGGATCAATTTCTGCAATTTCCTCCGCAATGAATCCGTAGTAACTCCAGTTAGGGTCATATGTTCCATCGTCTTCTTTCGAGCGATACCAAACAGGTCTAGCATTAAGTACGGCGTCAGCGTAAGAATCTTGAAGTGTTTCAACGTCTTTTTTGTACCTAATCGAAGAGGAGTTAATATAAAGCGTGCCATCACTAGATGCGTGTACGTTTGCACCTGCGCTGGTTTGGTTGCCGGGAAGGCCACCGACTCTTAATACGCCACTATTATAAAGTCTCATTCTTTCCGCTGTGCTGCCATTACCGCCGGTATGGAAGACTAAATCAGCGCCACTTGACTGAATACGGCAGTCATAGTCTTCAGAGGTGCTGGATTTGAAATCAATAAAGGGAATGTGGTCGTTTCGGAATAATTCTAGTGCTCCATCTGACATTAGTTCAGCCCCCCTAGTGGCCGAACCACTATTATGTGCTCTAATGTTATCCCTAGCAGTAACTTGACCGCTGCTTGTTATGGCAAACTTATTTACTCCAGAACCATCTCTGAATAACCAGGAATTTTGACTCTGAAAGTACCAGCTGTTGGAATGATACTGAATCTTTCCGGTGTTTGAACCAGCTTCACCAGTCCAGTTTCCAGTAGTAGCACGAATATCGCTATCAGCAGAAAGTGTTATAGCACCATTACCACCAGAGAAGGTGATATCTCCGGTTACCGTGTCGGCAGCATTACTACGAATGAAAGCACTACTTTGTAAACCATCTAAAGTATCAGCATCTAAACCAGAACCTGATCCATCATTGCCTGCGTGCCAGACAGTGTTACCAGAAGCAGAAAATGATCCGGCGTAAACTGTTGAGTTGCCGCTGTTCTTGTAAGTTGTATCAGAACAAATGTGCCAGACATTGGTTGAATCGTTATGCCAAATGTGGTCAATGTTGCTACCTGATCTATCAGCAAACGCTCCACCTGAGTCATTGGAAATTAATGCACCGTTGCCGGTATAAACATCTTCGCCGGATGTGCTCAGTCCTCCACTCAGCGTGATTTGACCAATAGCAGTATCGTTAGCGTCAGTTCTTAAGAAACTACTTGCCTGAATTCCATCAACGGTATCAGCATCTAATCCATTACCAGATCCTTCATCACCAACGGTAAGAACTCTACTACCAGTAATTGTTACATTTCCACTACCATTAATTCTTTGAAAATTGAGGTTATTTCCACTATTGTCGTGTAGTAACTGCCACCTGGTAGATCCATTTAATGTAAAAACTAAACTATTTCTACTAGAGTTATCAAAATCGAACTGTAAAGCACTACCATTACAATTAAAGATATCTGTAGCATCAGACCGTAAGAAACTAGTTGCCTGAACACCATCTAGAGTATCAGCATCTAATCCAGTACCTGCACCATCATTACCTGCGTGCCATACCTCATTTGTGCCAACATAGAATCCACTATTACCAGCAGTTTGATCAATAATTACTGAGGTTGATGTTTGGTCGGAATTAAAGTGGAAACTATTACCAGCACTATTTGATTGAGCATCTTCATGCCTGTAGAAGAAGTATCCATTTTGAGTAGTGGAATTATTACTAAATTTAATTTGTGCGGGTGCTGATTGTTGGTTTCTAATGTGAAGGCTGAAGTCTGTAGTGCTTGAACTGTCTCTCTGTAGTGTTATTTGACCAGTACCAGTATCGTTTGCGTCAGACCGTAAGAATGAAGTGCTGTCTAAATTGTCAAGAGTTCCTGCATTTCCGCCGTCAGGACCTGTAGCTCCTTGAACACCCTGATTACCTTGAGGACCAGTTGGACCTGTAGGACCTGTACCACCTGTAGGTCCAGTAGGTCCTGTGGAACCAGTAGAACCCTGGCGACCTTGATTACCTTGAGGTCCTGTTGGACCTGTAGGACCTGTACCACCTGTAGGACCTGTTGGACCAGTAGAACCTGTGGCACCTTGAACACCTTGATTACCTTGAGGTCCAGAACCTCCTGTTGAACCACCAGCACCTGTAGCACCCTGGACACCTTGATTTCCTTGAGGTCCTGTTGGACCCGTTGGACCCGTAGATCCAGTGGAACCTTGAACACCTTGATTACCTGTAGGACCCGTAGGACCTGTAGGACCTGTGGATCCAGTAGAACCTGTAGCACCCTGAACACCTTGATTTCCTTGAGGACCTGCTACAGATGAATCTGCACCGGTAGCACCCTGACGACCTTGAGCACCCTGAACACCTTGATTTCCTTGAGGTCCTGCTACAGATGAATCTGCACCGGTAGCACCCTGACGACCTTGAGCACCCTGAACACCCTGAGCACCTGTTGCTCCCTGCGGTCCGGGATCACCACCTCTTGTCCAGGCAGTGCCATTAAAAGTGAATGTTAATCCATTCGCTGAATAAGTATCACCATTACTAGGATTTGCAGGAAAATTTAGTGCTGCCATTATCTACACTTTTTTGAGTATTTATGAACTCGACGTGTAACCACTAATAGAGTCTTCATATGCTTGCTTAGCAGTCTCCCAGGCAGTAACACATTGATTGTAAGGTGTTATATCCGTGATTGTTGTATTTTCAGAACCATCTTTATATTCAATTTCACCTGTCGTATCATACCACTGAATTGCGTGGACGTTTGAATGTAAAAAACTCAGGTCAGAAACATTGTATGCTTCTCCATCTTTTATGACAAGCAAGTCATCTGCTATTACTGTAAGTTTCATAATTTTTTTCAGTGTTTTTTGTTATTTATCGGGAAGCGAGGGAGGATTATCTGTCATTTCTATAGTTCTCTGTGGTGGTGGAACTGGTATAATTCGTTTTACTATTTCATTTCTAAATGACTCAACTGCTGCACCAGTTTGAATTTGTTTTTGTGAATTTTCTATTAACAACAAAGGCAACCAAGTTACGGCACATCCCCACTCATCAACTTCTTGACCTGTTTGTGGATTCATTCCTCTAACTTGAGTAAACCATTCACATTTAAGTTTCATACATTCTTCACCAATCAAAGGGCACCAATGTTCTCGTTCAAGGTCCATAAATTTAACTATTTCTACTACAAATTATAACATTGATGTACTGAACATTCAAGTTGATACTTGGATTAGAGAATCCGTGGTTGTGTGACTGGCTGCTTCCGGCAGTTTCAATAGCATCAATGTGCATCTGACGTTCTCTACCTCTATCTGAAGTTCTAAATGCGTTGTGGTTATTATTCGCTGGCCAACCCTGTGAGGAAGCACTGTTAGTATCATGGTTAGGTGCCCTACCATGGTGCCTGTGACTAGGCATTTGTCCGGAGGAAAGAGTGTGGTTATTAACACTACCACCAGAGGTGCCACGAGAACTGTTAAAGGCAGTTGTAAAGTTATTACTACCACCTGATCCACCACCAGTACCACTAACAACTCTTAGGGCTTTGTTGTCATGGGATGTACTCTTTGTCCACCCAGTGGGTGCAGAACTTTGATAAAATACCACCACTGTACCAGAAGGAGTATCCTTATAGTACGAACCCTGTTGACCGTCAAGTGTGTCAGCATCTAATCCAGAACCTGAACCATCATTTCCTTGGTGCCAGATCTTGTACTTAACGGCACCCATTGACCAACCACCAACAGCAAGACTGTTAGAATCAGCGTCTAGTCCGAAATAACAAGCAAAATCACCACTAGCGTGGAATGTCATAAAGGCATCATTGCCAGACCCGGCGTTACGAATTTCAATCGCACCAAGGCTCCCTGTACTGGTAGCTATGGTGTCATGGTTATCTGTAGCACATTCAGTGAATAAAATCCTTCTGCTACAAGTGTCGTCAGCATCAGACCTTAAGAACTGAGAACTGTCTAAGCTATCAAGAGTTCCTGCATTTCCGCCATCAGGACCTGTAGGACCTGTTGGTCCAGTAGGACCCGTAGGACCCGTAGGACCCGTAGGACCAGTAGGTCCTGAAGAACCTGGAGGTCCTGTAGGACCTGTAGATCCAGTGGAACCTTGAGCACCGGTAGAACCTGTTGGACCTGTGGGACCTGTTGGACCTGTAGGACCTGTAGAACCTGTAGAACCCTGACGACCTTGATTACCTTGAGGTCCTGTTGGACCTGTGGGACCTGTGGGACCTGTAGAACCTGTGGGACCTGTAGAACCTGTAGCACCCTGACGACCTTGATTACCTTGAGGTCCTGTTGGACCTGTGGGTCCAGTAGAACCTGTAGCACCCTGACGACCTTGATTACCTTGAGGACCAGTAGGACCTGTAGGACCAGTGCCACCTGTGCCACCAGTGGAACCTGTGGCACCCTGACGACCTTGATTACCTTGAGGACCAGTAGGACCAGTGCCACCTGTAGGACCTGTAGGACCTGTAGGACCTGTAGAACCTGTAGAACCCTGACGACCTTGATTACCTGTAGGACCTGTAGGGCCTACAGCACCTTGAGCACCTTGAGGTCCTGTTGGACCTGTTGGACCTGTTGGACCCGTTGAACCTGTAGAACCTGTAGCACCCTGGCGACCTTGATTACCTTGAGGTCCTGTTGGACCTGTTGGACCTGTAGATCCAGTGGAACCTTGAGCACCGGTAGGACCTGTGGGACCAGTAGGACCAGTAGGACCTGTATCACCCTTAGTTCCTGTTCTGGCAAAAGTGACAATTATGTCTTCATTATTACTAAAAGAGGTGGCACCAGAAAGGTAGGATACACTTACTTTATGATATCCTGATACTTCAGTGTTTGTTCCACTAATTGTAAATATTGTAAAATCGTCCGCATTTAATCTATTTGATATTCTTACATGTCCTTTAACTGTTGATGTTGAATCATCAATTGTTCTTAAAAATGCTTGTATGTCTGTCCCACTACCATCAGAATCATGAATGAATAGTTTAGATGCGCTGCTTAAGTTGGCATTATTTGATCTTAAATTACCAGAACCTGGATTCTCATCAGCAGTTGCGGTTTTGAATGTATAATCAAAAGTTGCACCACCAAAGTTTCCATCAGCACCTTGAGGTCCTGCGGTGCCTTGTACACCCTGAGAACCCACTGAACCCGTGGAACCCTGAACACCTTGGTTACCTTGAGGTCCCGTTGGACCTGTTGGACCTGTGGATCCAGTAGCACCTTGAACACCTTGAGCACCAGTGGCACCTTGATTACCTTGAGGTCCTGTCAAACCACTATTAGGTCCCACCCAATTACCACTAGAATTAATTACTTGAGTGCTTCCTACATAATATCCACCAGAAGCAGTGGTAATACCAGAGGAGTTGACTTGTAATACATCAAGACCAGTTGTGTGAAGACTTTGAGTATGGAATTGAATTCCTTGAGTATGACCTAATGTAAGTGCTGCGCCGACATTAACTATGTTATTATCGCCATCAAGAGTCAGAGAAGAGTCACCAACGGTCAAAACACCAACAATTCTGGCATCTCCAGAAACTTTTAAATCACCAGTTATTGTTACACCAGTGCCGATGGTTTCAAGTTTCTTCTCGTTATTATAGTAGAGTTCTACCGCACCATTACCAATAACTCTAATACCATCTTCACTACCTTGAGATCTGATAAGTACATTATCGGCTGATTGTAGATATAAATCTTCATTATCTCCAGTAGTTTGAATATAAAGATTTCCAGTTCCACTATGTTCAATAATACTATTAGAGTTATTGTGATGAATTTGTAAGTCATTATCATCACCAAAACGAACCTTTACGTTGTCATCATAATCAACACCATTTCCTCCACCTGCTGATGTTCCAGTAGCACCTTGAACACCTTGAGCTCCAGTAGCACCTTGAACACCTTGAGGACCTGTGGGTCCAGTAGGTCCAGCAGCACCCTGAACACCTTGAGGACCTGTGGGTCCAGTAGCACCTTGATTACCTTGAGGACCTGTGGATCCAGTAGCACCTTGAACACCTTGAGGACCGGTAGGACCTGTGGGACCTGTGGGTCCAGTGGGTCCAGTGGGTCCAGTAGCACCTTGAAATCCTTGATTACCTTGAGGTCCTGCGGCACCTTGAACACCTTGAGGACCTTGAGGTCCTGCATTGTTAGCAGCTACCCATTGTGCGGCACCATCACCGTCATCATAGTAAACAAAAAGGTTTCCATTCTCAGAGTCATACCACAAATCACCTTCATCAGGGTTGGAGGGAGGATTAGTAGATACTGAAACACTTGCACTTCCACCACCAGAAATACTGATGTCAATAACGTCGGTAGAAGCGTTATATAAGAAAGTATTTCCAGTTCCTACAAAGTTTAATCTTTTTACTGGACCATCAGTGATACTGGTTCCGGCAGAACTAATTCCAAGGTTGAAACCACCTGTTGCGGTGACTACACCAACAGCGTCGATACCACCAGATAGAACCTTAAGTCCTACTCTAGCAGTAGCAATACCAAGAGAATCAACATTGGTAACGTCTTCGTAAGTAAGAGTTCCTGCAATGGAAACATTCCCACCAACGCTTAAATTTGTTCCATCAAAAGTTAGATTGGCAGAACCAGAAGTTTCATTAGATGAATTCTTGAATACAACTTGATTCGCTGTACCACCAACAACAGCACCCGAAGCACCCTGAGCACCAGTGGCACCTTGAGCACCAGTGGCACCTTGACGACCTTGATTACCTTGAGGTCCAGTTGGCCCAGTAGATCCAGTGGCACCTTGAACACCTTGATTACCTTGAGGTCCAGTTGGCCCAGTAGATCCAGTGCCACCTGTACCACCTGTAGCACCTTGGACACCTTGAGAACCTTGAGCACCAGTGGCACCTTGACGACCTTGAGGTCCTTGAACACCTACGGAACCTTGAACTCCTTGTGCCCCAGGATCGGGCACTCTTTGCCAAGCAGATCCATTCCACTGCCACCTACGACCATTAGCAACAAAAAAATCGTTTAAGGAAGGACTATTTGGAAAATTTAGTGCCGCCATTATCTATACTTTTTGATTATTTATTAGACCAAGTGATCCTTACAATAATACCAAGTGACTGCCACTCTCTTCTTTCCAGATTTTACCGGAGTTGAGCAATGTGGAAAACACCAATTAGATGGAAAAAATAATGCTCTACCTGCTGCTGGTCTAAAATCATGCTCAGGAAGCATCTTAAATTTAGTTGCCCCACCTTCAAAATCATCCGACAAATACATTACAACAGATACTTGACGATGATAAAAATCACTCTTTGGATCTGTGCAGGCATCAAAGTGATAATTATATTTTTGTTCTTTCGTATATTCTAAGACTTGAATTCCTTCTCTGTTAGAACTGGTTTCCTTAGCACCAGGTATTGGATAACCATCAAGAGCGATGTCATACTTAAAAAGTCTATCTCTATATTCCAACAACGCAGTATTCATGCCATCATGAAGTACCTGTGTCGCAAAATCACCATCTGTCATGACAGTTCCAGTGCTTGAACGAACACTGGTGTCTTGCCTTTCTCTCCCGTCTGCATCAAAGATGGTGTTCGCCTTAAAAGTTAAAGTATCAATATACTCGTTGACAATTTTTAATTGCTCATCATCAAGGACACGGATGTCCTGAATAAAGTTTTTCATAACAAAATGCTTTTAAGTATTTATAAACCTGCCTGATAATTTCCACTTCCAGTCGGTCCTGTATTATTGATAGTACCAGTAGCATTACCCGACAAATTAACACCAATGATTTTTATATTATCATGATTAGATCCATTTATAAAAATACCGTAACCTTGAGTTCCAGTGCCAGATAATGTTAAATTACCACCGACGTGACCACCAGCAATGTAAACATTATCAATATCACTTCCAATCGTAATTCCATGATTTGTTCCACTATTACTCTTACTATTTCCTCCACATACAGGATTAACAATACTGGTATTACCACCATTACTATCAACTAATATCCCATGACCCTTGTTATCCCTAACGTTTGGGTTTGTAATATTAACCGATGCATCTAAACTTGTTGAAAGTTCAATCCCATGACCTTCATTAGTGCATGAGAAGCAATTGTCAACTGTGATAAAGTTACCATTACCACCACTACCTGCACTACTAAAAGTAAAACCAGCAGCACCAGATGCTCTCTCTGCCTCAGCATTTTGAAAGTATAAGAACTCTCCTTCCCAAGTGGTTGTTGTATGGTAAGAACGATTCAATCTAATCATAGATGTATTTGTTACGAAAACTGTGTTTACATAATTTTTCAAAACAATTCCATCAACCTGGGCATTAAGATTTGACCCGTCAGGAGAACCGTCACCAACACAATCAGCAATTCTTATCTGGTCTGCTCTTTCGGAACCATTTTCATCCAAAGTAATCAAAGCTCCAGTACCTTCATTAGTAGGCACGTTTCTAAATCTACAAGCCCTGATGATTGAATCACTTAAACCTTTCCAATGTATACAATTTTTTATACCATGGAACACACAATTTTCAATTAAGTGTCCTTGACAACCAGCATTTGCTTCAACGTAGATAGCACCATTACCGCCACTAATACCACTATTGCCGCCACTACCATTTGAAGCGCCGCCTTTGAATGTAATACCTACAAAATGAATTGCGCGAGAATTTGTTATATTGAAAAATTCATCGTCAGCATCTCTTCTTAATACAGCACCACCACTGTCACTCCCGCCACCATAATTTTGCTGTCCAGCACCCACAAATCGAACAGAATTATTGCTAGACCCCAAAGAAATTGCAGCATTCAGATAGTATGAACCACCAGGAATATAGACTGTTCCACCGTCACTTCCTAAAGCAGTGACAGCATTATTGATCGCTGTAACATTAGTACCATCAGTCGCACTTGTACTCGCACCATAATCGGAAATATTGACAAATCCTGCGCTTGTAGAACCAGAAGAACCCTGAACACCTTGAGCTCCAACAGCACCTTGGACACCTTGAGATCCTGAGGCACCCTGAACACCTTGAGCACCTTGAGGTCCAACTTCACTTATGTTAATAGTACCATTCATACCGGAATGGTTTTGGCAAACATAATATAAAGTGTTTGGAGCGTTGAAAGGAACTTCAAATGTTATTGTTCCGACTTGAGTACCGTTACCAGTAACTCCAGTGCTATAAACATTTGAAGCATTGTATGCACCAGAACTTGTCTGGAAATAGAATGGATGACCAGAAGTATTAATACTGAAAGTATAAGTAAATCCGCGAAGCAAATTTAAAGTAGGATCATTCGCTCCATCAATTACATAATGAGAACTACCACTATTTGTTACCGTGTAGTCTCTAGCACCTGAAATTCCTTGATGACCTTGAGCACCCTGAACACCTTGAGAACCAGTACCAGCAGTACCCTGGACACCTTGATGTCCTTGAGCACCTTGGACACCTTGAGGTCCTGCTACAGATGAATCAGCACCAGGAGAACCCTGAACACCTTGAGCTCCAACAGCACCTTGGACACCTTGAGGTCCAGAACCAGTGGCACCTTGAACGCCTTGAGATCCAGTAGCACCTTGGACACCTTGAGGTCCTGCTACGGATGAGTCAGCACCAGGAGCACCTTGACGACCTTGGTTACCTTGAGATCCAGTAGCACCTTGGACACCTTGAGGTCCTGCTACGGATGAGTCAGCACCAGGAGCACCTTGACGACCTTGGTTACCTTGAGCTCCAGCAGTGCCTTGAGCACCACCAGGAGATCCTGCGGCACCCTGAACACCTTGAGCTCCCTGAACACCAGCACTGCCTGCCGTTGAAACATTTGATCCATTATTAGTAATGTGAGGAGTATCACAATTATCAAATCTATTGTTTAATGCTTGTGAATCGGTGACTGAATTTGTAAATTGAATTACAGGATCATCACACCCTTTAAATTGATTATTATCAAAAAGTATTTCATTAGCGTAAGTAATGTATGCTCCTCTGTCTATGACTGCATTCCTACCTGAAAAACCTGCATGAAATAAATTTTGATGTATATGAATATTCTGACATTTAATATTTCCGCTTGTTTGACCACCAAACTCAATTCCATACCAGTCTACAAGACTTCCGATAGAAGTAATATCACAAGCCTGAAGGTGATTATTAGATATGAATGATTGAAAAACACGTTGGAATAATATACCCTTTTCATGTGTATTAAAATGACAGTTTATAACAGTGACGAAAGGCTCTCCAGTTTCAGATCCACCTGAATTAACATGGTTATCACTCTGTACACCTCTATCCGTATTGATTGCTAAACAGCTCTCAACATGAATACCCTCACATGCTCCTCTTATCAAAAATGCAGCACCAGGATCTCCACGTAAATCCGAAACCTGACATTGAAAAAAACTAAAATCAAGGCAACCTATTTCAGCTCCATTAGTCAAGAATCCATAATCAGATTGATATGACGATGCAGGATTTCCTCTAAAAATTGCTCTATTACAATAACTATTACGACAATCTTCAAAATGAAATCCTTTTTGCCATCTGCTTGTACTTCCATTATATTCTGCGACAACGTTCTCAATAACTACATTTGGATTAATTGATCCACCAGTAGTAGCAGTATCTTTTGCATAAATTGGACTTCCAGATTTATCTGCAGATGCTCTCAATTTAAGATCTCTTACTGTAAGAGTTCTTTCTGGACTATCTGTAGTCCAGTGTATACCATTTGCACCAGTTGCAGTTTCCCAACTTAAAATACTTACACGTTCACCATCCCCAAAAAGAGAGGTATTTGTATTTGAGATATCAATTTCATCGTTAAATTCATATATTCCTGCTGGTATGTAAATTCTTTTTGCATGAGCGAGAGCACTTTCAAATCTACTAGTATTATTGGTTCTAACTGTATCTGATTTTGAACTTCCCTTCTCTACACCAAAATCTAATATGTTTACAAAGTCATCTAACTTTGATTGAATAGTTCTTTGAACAGAATTAGCAAGACTATTTGTATAGTTAGTAGCAACTGAACCAGCGGCACCTTGAACACCTTGAGATCCAGTAGCACCTTGGACACCTTGAGATCCAGTAGCACCTTGGACACCTTGAGGTCCTGCTACAGACGAATCGGAACCAGGAGCACCTTGGACACCCTGATTACCTTGAGATCCTGAACCAGTGGCACCCTGTACACCTTGAGCACCAGTGGCACCCTGGACACCTTGCGCTCCAAGATCACCAACTCTTCTCCATAATACACCATTCCACTTAAAAGTTACACCATTTTCAGTGTGTGTATCATTTAATGATGGAGATGCTGGAAAATTAAACGCAGCCATTATCTATCTTTTTAGATATTTATAGTGCCGCAATAATAAATGCAAGAAGTTCTTCGTAGCGTATGCTGTATCGATTACCGGCAGCAACTAATTCATTACCTTCAGAATCAAGTTCTGCATCCCACTCATCATAGCAAACAATGCCATACCGCATAGGATCAAGTCCTTCAGATTCAAACGCTGCGATAACTTGTTGAGCCATAACGCCTACATGAATCCTAGCATTATCACCTTTTGCTTCAACAGCGTCTCTGAATCGGTATTTTTTGACAAGACCCTTGAGTGCAGTAGCTACACGAAGTTCAGCATCAGACAGATCTTCAATATCTTGTTTTAGACGTTCATCGGAATTAGTAATAGTACTATTTACAGCATATATGTCTGACCATCTAAGAGCAGATTCACCCAAAGATGTATCGTCGTGTACTTGTGGTCTAAATGCTGTACCGTATACACTTAACCTACCATTACCTGTGGTGGAATCACCACCAGAAGCTATCAATCTAGCATCATAGTCAATGTTGTTTCCGCTAGAATGGAAATCAATAACTGGAGTATTTGTACTGCTTAAACTACCAAGCTCAATGCCAGCATTTGTACCAGACAACTTAAGTGAAGTGCTTTTTAGTGACACACCTGTTGCTTTTAACAGTGAATCAGAAAATGTATAACCGGTAAAATCAATACCATTAGCAACAGTTGCTGTACCCGTAGTTTCAATTAGGTTTCCTGTTGTAGCAACTGGATGGCTACCGTTCATGTTGCCAAATAGAATACCAGATTTTTTACCAGTAGTTCCTGATGCTGCTTTTGAAATTGCAAGAGCACAATCATAAACACTACCCTGAACTTCATCCTTAGTAGCAATCTGAAGACCAGAGATGTAATAACAAGATGCACCAGAAAGAACACGAGAATTGATTTCTGCGCCGGTTACGTTATAAAGGTGAGTTGCACCACTCTGGATAAGAGCAATGGAAGACATACCAAAGTATGAACCCTCTGAGTTTGCAGCCGACGTAGAATCAGTTCCTCCATCATTTACTGCCGACTTTACCTGACCCTGCATTCCAACGTAATTTCTGTCGCTGCTGCCCGAATTAGTTGTTGCAGTTTGCTCAAGATAACCATAAATGCCATGACGACCACCTTTTGTATCAGATCCTCCAAATTTATGAAGAACTTTGAATCCATTTACCTTTGATCCGGCAATAGCTTCTTGATCTACATCATCACCAAGAACTACAACTTCTGAAAAAGAAGTTTCAGATCCTTGTTGTCTGAAACCAAATATATGTGTTCCGTCTGGCAAGTTGTTAGCATTGCTTACCAGAGTTTCACCTTCGTATTTGAAAACAATGCGTTTTGTTCCAACAGAGGGTTTAGAGTCAAGTTTGTAAATTCCAGTAGATGTTTGTGGAAAATATATGCAACCACCTACGCTAGGAAGTCCACCAATAGCGTCACTAACCGCCGTTGCATCGTCAGTAGAATTATCTCCTACTGCGCCAAAATCTTTGATGTTTACAAAGTCATCTAACTTTGATTGAATAGTTCTTTGAACAGAATTAGAAAGACTATTTGTATAGTTAGTAGCAACCGAACCGGCAGTGCCTTGAACACCTTGGGCACCTTGATTTCCATTAGGACCTGCTGCGATTTCTACCCACTGTGCAGAGGGTGATCCAGAACCATCATCATAGTAAACTGCTAATATAGCATCATCACTATCCCACCACATGTCACCAGCACTAGGAGATCCTGGTGGACTGGTAGAAATTGTCAAATTATTTGTAGCACCCTGGACACCCTGATTACCTTGAGATCCAGCACCAGTGGCACCTTGAACTCCTTGAGTACCAGTGGCACCTTGAACTCCTTGAGCACCAGTGGCACCCTGGACACCTTGGGATCCAGCACCAGCAGCCCCTTGGACACCCTGATTACCTTGAGAACCAGCAGTGCCTTGAACACCTTGAGGTCCAGTAGCACCTTGGACACCTTGAGCTCCAGCAGTGCCTTGAGCACCACCAGGAGATCCTGCGGCACCTTGGACACCTTGAGGTCCAGTAGCACCTTGGACACCTTGAGCTCCACCAGTGCCTTGAGCACCACCAGGAGATCCTGCGGCACCTTGAACACCTTGGAATCCTTGATTTCCAGCACTAACTATACGAACCCAAGAAGATCCATCCCACTGCCACTTAATACCATTTTCTATGTGGGTATCGTTTAGACTGGGACTATTTGGGAAATTTAGTGCCATTATCTACACTTTTTTGGCTATTTATGTAGAAGGTATATCCTCATTTCGGTTGGTTTTAACGTACAACCATCCAGTACATATGTATTTTGTCTCAGATTTAGGTGGCACTCCTCTATGCACCCATGGCCATAAAGCAGGAAAAATTAACAAAGTTCCAGTTTTAGGTTGTACTTTGTATCCTGTGTTAAATTCTGTATATCCTCCTTCATTTATATTATTCAAATACCATATAAAAGTAAGTATTCTATCAGAATGACCATCATGATGCCATTCATAAAATTCTTTTGGTTTAGTTCTCTGCATTTGATATCCTCTATCCTCAGTAGACACTGACAACGGAGAAAAACTATCATCAATAAATTCTTTATAATACTCAAGATTATTATTTAAAGACTTATAGAATATTTTATCTTCTTCTTCCCATCCATCAATAGTAGTAATATAAAGATCCGTAGATCTCTTAACAGACAAGTTCATACCACCTAAAGTAAAACCTTGGTATTTTCTATCATCATCTTCAAATTTTTCAATACAATGACTACAGAAATCCTTATCTAGTTCTCCACGTCTAATGTAAATTAATTCATCAAGATTCATTATCTAAAAATTAAAGTTAAAGAAATTCTATATTTTGGTCCACGTATAGATTGTGGTCTAATGGCGTGTGGTATTGAACCATCAAATAATATTATTCTACCAGGTTTATATAACGAAGTGTAGGAAACTTTTTCCAAGTCATTTGGATCATAAAACATTGTCTCGCCATACCAACCATCTTCCCAGTTCAAATTACAATAATATAAGGCAACTTGTTTATTGGGATGTGAATGAATGAAATGCACGTCAGATGGACGTATTAAATTGAGAATAATAGATTCTATATTGCCACAAGTAAAAAAAGAAGTTTCGTCCATACATTCAATAATGTATGGTAAAATTTTACTTTCATTCAAATTATTAATCGTCCATGATGAATGAATATTAGGTATAGCTTTATCATTCTCAATAGGGGGACGATCAGACCAACCCAAACTAAAATTAGATCTGGTGCAGTAATCTAATAACTTTTCTCTTACAGTAAAAGGTATTTTATTATCAAATACTTGAAGATTCATACATCATGATCATGTCTTCATAATATAGCATAGAGCATAGTATGGTGGCAAGTTCGCATTAGTTCCAGAATTACCAGTAGTTCCAGAGTTCCCAGATATGCCGTGGCTGTGACTTCCACCACCACCAGAATCACCAGTAACACTGTGACTGTGCTCTCCAGCACCACCCGTATTTCCTGTTCTTGCTCCACAATCATTATCTCCTGCTTTCCAAGGTCTATAACCCTCATTATGTGCTTGTTGGTCAACATAAGTGTGAACGTGAGCACCATTATTATTAGTGCCATAATTTCCATGATCATGAGTGTGATTACCAACAGAATCAGCAGAATAGTTTCCATCACTGTGAGAGTGAGACACTACTATTGCATCAGCACTACCACCAGTGGCATTAACACTATAATTACCTCCAGCACCAACAACAAATCTGTTTCTTAAGTCTGGCGTTCCGTTGCTACCATTACACAATCTCCATCCACTTGGAATAGCATTTGATGCACCAGACCATATGATGATACCACCTGAAGGAACAGCATATGTTGATAATCCACCTTGAGAGCCTTGAACGCCCTGACTACCTACAGAACCTTGAGCACCAACAGAACCTTGACGACCTTGATGTCCTTGAGGACCGGGAGAACCTTGAGCACCAGAACCTGTAGTACCCTGAACACCTTGATTACCTTGAGGACCAGGAGCACCCTGGACACCCTGAGCACCTTGGACACCTTGAGGTCCAGCTACAGATGAATCAGAACCATCAGCACCTTGGACACCTTGATGACCTTGAATACCTTGAGGACCGAGGGCACCCTGGACACCTTGAGGTCCAGCACCAGCAGCACCTTGAACACCTTGATGACCTTGAATACCTTGAGGACCAGTAGCACCCTGGACACCCTGAGCACCTTGGACACCCTGAGCACCTTGGACACCTTGAGGACCAGTAGCACCTTGACGACCCTGATTACCTTGAGGTCCAACAGCACCTTGACGACCTTGGTGACCTTGAATACCTTGGACACCTTGGGATCCAGCACCAGTAGCACCTTGGCGACCTTGAGCACCCACAGCACCCTGGACACCCTGAGCACCTTGGACACCTTGAGGACCCACAGCACCTTGGGAACCTACAGCACCTTGACGACCTTGGTGACCTTGAGCACCTTGATCACCTTGATCGCCTTTAGTACCTGTTCTTGCGAAAGTAACGATTATATCCTCATCATTACTAAATGAAGTGACACCAGAAAGATATGAAACGCTTACCTTATGATAACCAGTTGCCTCAGTATTTGCAGAACTAATAGTGAAAATAGCAAAGTCATTCGCATTTAATCTATTTGATACTCTGACGTGACCTTTAATTGTTGAGGTACTATCATCAATCGTTCTTAAAAATGCTTGAATATCATTGCCACCGTCATCTTCATCATCAATATACATTAACGTAGCAGATGATAAATCTGTATTGTTAAACCTCAAATTCCCCTGTCCAGGGTCAGCATCCGTTGTTGAGGTATCAAAAGTATAATCAAAAGTTGCTCCACCGAAGTTTCCATCAGCACCTTGGACACCTTGAGCACCTTGAGGTCCACCAGGACCTAGTACACCAGATTGTCCTTGAAAACCCTGATTACCTTGAGATCCTTGAACACCCTGATGTCCTTGAGAACCCTGGACTCCCTGATGTCCTTGATGTCCTTGAGCTCCTTGAACACCTTGATGACCTTGAGGTCCGAGGGCACCCTGAACACCTTGTGCTCCTTGAACACCTTGAGGACCAATACCACCTTGGACACCTTGGTTACCTTGAACACCTTGAACACCCTGGGCACCTTGAACACCTTGATGTCCTTGAAAACCTTGAGAACCTTGACTAGCAGAAAATCTTTCCCAAATTAATCCAGTCCACTTGAAAGTAACACCATTCTCCGTGTAGATATCATTAAGTGCTGGACTATTTGGAAAATTAAATACCGACATTATTCTTCTACATCTTCAATATACTGCAGTCCAAATTCTTCACGAAAGTCCGCATCTTGAAGTCTCTCTTCAAGTTCTTCCTCGGTCAATCCAAGACTTCTGCGGCGCATGATAGCGACTTCATTTTTAAGTTGCCAGACCATATATTTATTCTGGTTTTAGGTATTTATGAGACAAAGATTCAATTCCTTCATTAATAACTCTATCTAGTTCATCAAGATATTCCATAGGATTTGCTACAGCACTTTGATTTGTTGGGAAAGACTTTACCCTATTAACATCATCGTCAAGAATAGTGGGTGCTGTAGCTCTGCGAATGGAAGACACATCACCAGCACCAACACCAGTGCGACCACCTACCATGTTATCAAATGCCTGATTCGCAAAACGACGCTCCCAATAGATATGATCTTCTTGTTCAAACTGTTCTCTAGTTATTGGACCACCATTCTTTTCAATTAGTTTGTTCATTAATTTATCAAAGAACATCATTTGTTGATAATAATCTTTGAACTTTATCTCACAAGACTTTAAATAATATTCTAGTTTGGTCTCATCTAAATCTTTCCAACACAACTTTCCATCCCACATCAAAGGTTCTTCACCCTTTGCCCACTTATAATCAAACTCCCTAGTCTTCTCTTTTATTTCAACAACCAACTCCAAAATATTTTGTCCAAGCACTCTCCTATTCACCAGAAGTGAATG